CGTCAACATGGAAAGGATGTAATTTTTCTTCAATCATTTCTAACTCATCAGCATAATCTTCTTGACTTTGAGGTTTTTTATCTGTGAGTTTTATTTTGTGAAAATAATTATTGAATATTTCAAGTTGAACTTTGTCAGCAAGCAAGTTAAACTCTTGAGGAGTTATATAACCTCGCTGTTCTTTATTTGCTAAAGCTAATACTTTTTGGTATACTATATTTATATCTACTGCCATTTGTTTCTATTTTACTATATTATAGTTACATAATAAAGCGGAAGGTTAGCCCCTAAATAAAAATAGCCACCCGTAATGAGTGGCTATTAGTACTAGTTAAAAAAATGTTATTTCATTCTTTTTTCTATATTAGAATAAATTTCCATACCTTCATCAGTTTTAAACCAATGTGCTAATGCTGTATATGGATGCTCGTCAAAAGGAACAGTCATTATTTTTCTATCAGTTGATCCCCACATAAAATATCGTTGATCACTTGATAATTTTAATATTCCATCTTCAACAGCTTTAATACCAAAGTTTCTAAGCTGAACATTATCATCAGTGGCTAACTCTAAGAACAAAACAGGATTTTGCCTAGCAAATACTAGTAAATCTCTTCTAAGTTCTTTAGAACTCATCTTAGATACCTCAGATCCTTTTTCTACTCTCATTATAGCCTCAGCCATATCAATGTCCATTTGTCTAGCTAATAGTATTGCATCAGCTTCTAGCTCTAACATCTCTATTTGATTAGCAGCAACTTCAACTGGTTTATATTCATAAAATACTTGATCTCTATGAGGGTGATATAAAGATAAAAACTTTTGTAATATAGTTTTTTCTTTTGGTACAAACAAACTACCACCTCTAAAAACTATATGTTCTAACCTTTGATCTCCTTTCATTTCATCAACAAAACAAGTTCTTTGGTTTTGACAGTATTTTATTTCTCTTTCATAACCCTTTTCTTCATCAAACCAAAATAAATTAGATGCTCTAATAGAGTATGATAAAGGTTTTTGTTTTGATTTTAGATAGTATAACCTATCTTTTATTTCCCAAGTATTTTTTGGTTTAGCTTTTATTTTAGGAGCCTCAACCTTAGGTTGTTCTTTTACAACCACTTCTTCTATTACAGGTTCTTCAACCTTAATTGTTTCTTTTTTCTTTGCCATAATATAATATAATAAAAATTAAAAAAAAATATAAGGGCGATACGTGACCGCCCTTATAAATAAATAGTCTTACTTCATCAACATAAAGTTGTTAGCACCTTGACATACTAAACATCTTTCAGTTAAGAAGTGTAACTGCATTGCATCTAAAGCTGATGTAGCAGCCCCAACAGAACCAGTGACCCAAGATTTCATTCTTCTGTCATCAGTTTGAGAAGCTCTAAATCTAACATGTAAGAAAGGTCTTTTCATGTTCATACCAACTTGTTGGTCATAAACAGTAGAAACACCCGCAGGTATCATAACACCTCTAATAGCTTCAGAAGTTAATGCATCATTAATACCTCCTCTTGTAGCTTTGTCATTTAAGTATCTAAAGTCAGACTTGTAGAAGTCGTAAGAACCTCTTCTAAATCCTGAGAAACCTAAATTTAATGCCATGTCAGCATCATTTTCAAATACTCCGTAAGAAGTACCACCAGCGCCATAAGAGTTCATTGAAGCTAGCATGTCGTCCATTGCTAAGCTAGTAGCTCTGTTTACAAACATCATGTATTCTTCAATAGCACCTTGTTTATCAAACTCAGCTAAAATAGCATCGAACTCAGCTAAATCAGTAGCAGCGTTAACACCAGTAACACCAGTAGTAACATTACCTCTATCTGTAATAGCGTCAAATAAACCTTGAGTACCGAATGCATTACCTTCGCTAATTATAGCGTCAGCAGCACCAGCTGTATCACCTTTGATTGATTCTAGCATAGACATTTCAACGTAATCAGTAAATCTAGCTCTTGTGTCAGATTCAGCTTTTAAGTACCAAAGATACCCTGCCATACCTGTTTCAGAAGTTACTTCTACCCAACCAATTCTAGAAGCGTCTGATCCAGATACTTCGTAGTAATCTTTCATGATAATTGGTTTGTTAGAAAAAGTTTTGAACTCAGGCTCGTTAGCAGTTCTCGAATCAGCAGTGCCAGTAGTCGCGTCAGTAGCATTTCTATAGCTAGCACCTTTTCCAAATTCAGAACCATAAACTAGTAAAGTAACTGATTTGTCAGTACTGTCAGAAGCAGATAACGCTACGTTATCGTAAGCTGCAAGCGTGATGTCATCAGCATTAACACCAGTTACGATACATTTTCTAGCAGCGTTGTTAGCACCAGCTATTATAACAGTATCATTAACTCGTATACCGTGTCTACCTCCGTTAGTATCTATACCATCTGTGTGAAAGTTATTTTCATCAATATCGCATTGTACTAAAAATGAAGTAGCATCAGTCATCTTACCTTTATAAGATAAGTGTAGTCTTGATTGCTCAGACCAAATTACTTGGTCAGCAGTCATGCCCTCTTCTGCACCTACTTGAGCTAAGAAACCTGAAATAGTTCTAGGTCCGAAAACCTCAGCTTCTTGAGCCATTAAGTCTGGTAAATATTGTTGGGCGAAGTCATTCGTCCCATCTGTAAAATCTAAGTAATTTCCAGCTGTTGCCTGCTTACCAGGAGAAGGCACGCTGTTTAAATTACTACCTGCATTAATTGCCATAGTTATAAGTTTTTAAAGTTAATTATTATTTTCGTCTTCTAATTTTGAAAGATCTGTTTTTCATTTGAGAAGAGCTTTCACCTAGCACCCTAACTTTTATACCACCAGCTTCTACTTCACCGTGTGTTTGTCTAGGTTCTAAATTTATATTCTTATCTCTAGCAACTTGGTTTTTAATAGCATCAGCTTTACCTTGCTCGTAAAAATGTTTTGCAATAGTATCAGGATTCATAGCTGTGAATAAACCTTTATGGTAACCAGCAGCATCTTTTATTTGTTGTGTATTTTCATCAACGAATTTACTAACAAAGTTATTAATATCCTTTTGCGTTGTCTTGACTTTATTAACATCTTTAACATTAAACCTATATACTTTGTCTCCAACGTTGTATTCAAAACCTTTGAAATCATTGTTAAAAACATTATCGGTTGCTTGTAAAAAACTTTGTAAACCAGCTTGAGATAACTCTTCTTGTTTTGCAGATTCTTCATTGTATCTATTAAAGAAATCAATAGCTTGTTGTTGTTCTTCGGTCAACTTTGACCCTGCCTTGATGTCTTCATAGTATTTAGACTTTAGCCTGTCTAAGTGGGCTCTAGCCTCGGCAACTTGCTCTTTAAGGGCTATTTTCTTTTTACGTATTGTCTTTTCATCATCTAACTCTTCATCTATACCGTAATTATCTTCTAATAAAAAATTTCTTTCTTCTGCTGTAAGATGAGATTTAGTTTCTCTATAATACTCATCTAATACATCAGAGTCGTCCATTTCTTCTATATTTCTATTTAAATTTACGTAGTCTTGTAAATCTCCTCCAGTTTCTTCCATAAACTCTACAAGTCTTTGTATGTTTTCTGGAACCTCGTAACCATCAGTTAACATTTCCTGCGCTGCGCTTTGATGAACTTCACTATCGTTGGTAACTTGATTATCATCTTCAGTTACCTCTTGCATAACTGGTTGTTCTTCAGTGTCAGCTTGAGTTTCTACTTCTTCGACTTTTTCAGGTTCAACCTCTTCAGATTCAGGTTGCACTGGAGCATCTAAGTCTACTTTGTAAACGCTGTCATCTCCAGCGCTGTCAAATTTAGTTTCGTCTATAAGATTTTCAACCTCTTGTTCTATTGGTTGATCGTTTTGTTCTTCGGTTGTTTCTTCAACAACTTCTTCGTTTTGTTCTATCATAATAAAATTTTATAAAATATTAAAAATTAAAGACTTGGGCTTTGTAACCCAGCGTCTCCCGTAATTATATCATTACCTGATGACTCAAACTTATTAAGTGAATCACCCTGTTTTCTTTGCTGTATCATTTGCATTTGTCCTTGAGTTTGCATATCAAGTCTATTATCTTTTCTATCTTCTTTTTGCATCTCTAGCAAATTACCAGTTTGCATTTTTGTTAATTCTAATTTTGAATTTAATTCAAACTCAAACGCCATTAATTCTTTTTTAGCTTCAACCTCAGATCTTAAGTACTGAGTTTTGTACTGATTTTTAACCTGTTCTAATTGAGCATCTGCTTGAGCTATACCTTGTTTTTTCTGAACCTCGGCTTGAGCAGCAGCGGCTTGTGCTTGTTGATTAGCTTGAGATTGAGCCATTATATTTTGTTGCTGCATTTGCTGATCTCTTTGTATTTTCTTTTTTCTTTTTACTTTTAACAATTGATTAGCAAGTTTTATATTTCTTACGTTACGTAAATCAATAGCATCATCTAAATCAATAGACTGTTGTTGTAATGCTGCTTGTATATTATTTTCTAATAAAGCTTTTTCTTCTTCATCTGGCATTAGTTCTAAAAATATACCAAAGTCGTGAAGATGTAATGAGGTTAACTCATTTAATGTAGCTACGTTGTGAACACCAATAGATCTTATAAAAGCGTTTCTAGTTGGTGAATATTCTATAATATCTGATATACGCAAAGACAAAGCTTCTGCAACTTCAGCAGTAACGAATAACATCGATTGTAATATATGTCTAGTTGCTGTATTAGAATTAGCGGCTGCAATTTTTTGTACACCAACTAAAGCATTTCTATCTGGAGTACTAGCGTCTCTAGCTTCATTTAACCCGGTTACATCTCTTATCATTTGTAAATAATAGTTGTAAGTTTGTATTAAACTTTGTAACTTACCACCATTAACACCATTGTTTATTTGTTGTATAGGAACTTTACCAGGATTCATATCGCCTTCAGATGTAAAACTTCTACCAATAACAGAACCAGTTTGGAAGAACATATTTAAAGCTTCCTGTGGATTATAATTTGTTCCATTACCTAAATCTATTTCAGCTAAACCATCGGCGTCTAAGTAAACACCATCTGGCACCATACGTGCCATAACTTGTTGTAGCTTTAAGTGTGTTAATTGTATCATATCAGCAAAACTAGTTATTCTACTAACTAAAGATTCTATTTTACCTTGATACATTCTAGGTGCTACTAGTTGGTAATTCATTTTAACTTTGCCAAACTCTGAATCGGTTCGCATCATGTTTTCACACATTCTCCATCTTAGTATTTTATCAGCACCTATTATATAAACTCCTTCATAAAGTACTTCTACAACTCTTGATAATTTTTCAAAAGTACCGTCCATACTTTCAACGGGTGGGTCAAAGCTATCGTCTCTTAATATTACTTTGTCTCCACCGCTAGCTAATTTTTTTAATTTGTAAACATCATTCATATATGTTTTATAATTAAAATATAAAACTTGAACTTTGTTTTTATCTTTGTTTGAAACGTGGATGTTTGTGTCCATTGGAGAACCTGACTTTGATAAAAGCTCTTTTATTTCATTAGCATTTAAATCAGGAAACTCTTTAGCTAGTTCATTAATAGGTATATCTTTTATTTCACCAATATAATAAATATCATCAAAGTACGGAGACTCAGTGTAAGAATAAACTAAATTTGCTGGATCAACGTATTTAACTTTAGCTCCATCGAAAAAATCAAAAGTAGTTTTAGTTGCAGCTATACCTAATACAGTTAAGTCATATAAACATCTTCTTCTTATTAAATCATAATCACTACTTTCTAATAAAGTATTTATAGCTTGTTCTTCTGCTATTTCAACAGCTTGCTTATAATTAAGCTGCATGTGTAGCGCTAGTTCTTCTTCTGTATCTGGCAGCGTAGAAGGATCATTTTCATATAAGTCTATTTCAAACTTTTGTTTTACCATATCAGTAAACTCCCTAGATCTCATATCTCTTAGCATAGACTCCATGTATTCAGTTCTTTTGCTAACACCATAATCATCTTGTGAGAAACAATTTATCTCATAAGATCTTTGAGCCATACCATTTACAACTATATCAACAAACTTAGGTATAATTGGAACTGGCTTCCAGTCTAAATTTAAATAAGATAAATCACCATTTATAGATAATTCATTTTTATATTTTTGTATAGGTTGTTCTCCTCTAGCGTATAATCTTAATGTATGAAAATTATTTTTATAATTATTATACTTAGATGTAGTTCCTGAAAACCACTCTTGTCTTATAGCTCTTGCAACTTTTAAACCATACTTTTCGCTTAGCTTTTCTAAATCGCTAACCGCTTGTGACGGAAAACTTGGGGAGTGTTCTATTCTCATATTTTATTCTTAATTATCTGTGATGAAAATCCTTTGTTATTATATTTTGATATATTTATATTCAATGGCGTTTTTTCTCTACTAGGATTTGGTTTGTATAAATGCCTGTTACAAGCCATTATAGCTAAACCAGAACTAATAGAAGCATCATGTTTTGTTCTTCTATTTATGTCAAATCTAGACCAGTCGTTTAAAGTATTATTAAAATACATTGTACCGTAAGTACCGTCTTGCAATAAACCAACGTGGTCATTTATGTACATTTCAATAGCAGCTGCGTGAGACTGTTTTATATCTTCACTAGAGTTTGGTATACCACCAACTTCTTTTTCTGCCACTGATAACTTGTTCCAAACTTTATCAGGTCTATTCATACTAAAACCTCTATACCCTCTTCTTCTTAAATAGTATAATAATCTTGGTTTGTTATTTTCAGCAAGTAGCGGCATCCCATAAAACACCAATGCCATTAAAACATCTTCAAAAAATATCTCAGCTGTTTGTGGTCTTGCTATGTATTCAAGAAAAAAAGTATTTGCTGGAGCGTCTTCCATAGAAAACTTTGTTAATCCGTGCAAAGCACCTTTTGAACCTTTGTTATCAACTGTTCCAGATATATCATACGAGTCACAACCAAATGCACCTACGTGTTCATTACCTGGATATTTTACGCCATTTTTTAATATAACGTTATTTTGTAATTTAAAACTTGGTACCCAACTTATATTAAATCTACCGTTAGGACTCGGGTTAAATACAACTTGAGTATCTTTTTTACCATTAACCCATTGAAAATTACCAAGCGTTGTTACTGAAGAGTTTCTATTTCCTTCGTTGTAATCTATTTGCTCGTATATTTTTATAAGATTAAATAAACTATTTTTTGTTTCATCTCTAAATGCGTGCTCTTCAGTTCTAGGAAACTGACGATAAAATTCATTTAAAGCATCTTGATCGTCTTTTAAACCGTGAGCTTCGTTTTCCCAATGATCTATAACGCCCTGGTCTATTTCTATGCCGTGGGGATCAAATGCTGATTCACTAGGAGTGTTAAATACAGGTTGTCCATATTCATCAATGAAACCTTCATAATTCCACTCCATGGGTATAAACAAAGAATAAAGCCCTGATTTAGTTTGTCCATTTCTATTTCTTTTAGTAACATCTGAGTTATTATATAATTGTTTAAAATTATCACCACCTTTTTCTAAAGAGTTGCTAGTACTACCCATCATACACTTACCAACTACTCTACTACCTAACCGCAAACAAGTCTTTGTAACTCTCCAGTTATTTTTTATATTATCAGGTCTTTCCCACTTACCACTTTCATCGTGAACTAATAGATTTAACTTTTCACCGTCATAACTATTATCACCTGTATTTTTCCAATCTATAGTTGTGTCTAATCCTTCAACATCGTCCATCTCTTCACGTTCACGTATTTTTTTACGCGTAAACTTTTTAGCTGGCACCCTGTAAGCGAGCTCGGACTTTGGCCGGTCCATACCGTCCTGTATTGGTTTGAAGAAGAAAGGATAATTTAAACTAATAGGTACTACTTTGTCCGTAAACATCTTTTTAGCATCGGCACCTGTTTTAGATAATATACCAAATCTACTATCACTAGCTAATGTAGCTAAATTAACAGTTTCAGCTGAACTCATAAAAGAAAAACCAGAACGTCTATTTTTTAAATAGCACATTCCATAACTTCTCTTATCTGCTTTACAAGCTTCCCAGAATATAAAGAATAATCTATTTGACTCTCTATAATCTGGAGCACCAACATCTATTTTACTCCATTGTAAATACATGTAGTGTGTTCCTGTTATATAGGTTGGTTTACCATTATTCATAAACCAAAAACCTTCTTCTCTTCTTTTAAACTCTTCGTCTATATACTCGTAATGAGTTTCTTTAAAATCATCTGGATAGTCTTGCCAATCAAATACAGTTTTAATTTTTTTAAACTGTGGGTTAGCTGGAAACTGTTTCCACTTTTGCTCTGATTTTATTTTACTACAACTATATATATTATTTGGTTGTTTAGGTAAAGCTATTTGCAAACCTTGTATTTCTATAACATCACCAACCATACCAGTTTTAGATATAACAACTACATCATTTTCTTTGTTATATCCATACTCCCACTTCTTACCCTTGTTTAATCTTTTAATAGTATTTTGCTTTATTGGCTCTACTATTTTATATAAGCTTTGTTCGTATTTCATTTTGATCTACCTTCTGCAAAACCTTTAAACTTAACTTCTTTTTTTTCTTCAACTTTACCCTCAAGCATATTTTCTTCTTCGTGAATCCTATTTAATATTTCAAAAGCATCAAATATGGCTAGCTTCTTAGTTGCAGCTGCGTTCTTTAATCTATCAGCTGATATGTCATCGTCTGAATCTACAATAGGTTCTTTAGCAACTTTAATAAGTTCTTCAACCGCTTTTCGCCCAGCTTGGATTATATTCTTCTTCGTTTCCTTGATATTCATATTTAATTGTAATAAATTTATTCATGACCCTATATAATCTTTCTCCGTTTATAATAAACTCATATTCCATACTAGGTTTAAAGCCAACTAGTTCTTCTTTATTAAAAGTACCATCAGAATATTTAACAATACCAACCAATGGTTTTTCAGTTTCGTTGTTAAACTTATCAGTTGATTTTATAGGTTTAACAAAACTATAGCCAGGCATAGCCCTGTTGTTATATAAATATATTTGATCTTCTGATACTATATATTTATTTTCTTTCCAGTAAGACCTACTATTTTTTTCTTCGCCCCTCATATTGTGCCATCTTCTAAATACATTATGATGTACTATTACTTCATCACCTACTTTTAAAGGTGATTGAAATAATAGTGGAGTAGCGATTACTTTTGCTTTCCTATTTATATATTGGTGGTTAAATATTTCAGTGTTAAGTACTAGTTCTTTTTCATTGACTCGTACACTGTTATTGTACCTATCACCAATAGGCTCGATAATATAATCTTTGTAAGCATTCATTAATATTCTAAGTTATACTCAACTGATATAGCCATATTCTTGTTAAAATCTTTCCAAGGTATAACTACATCACCTTTTTTTATATAAATACAATACTTGTCCTCTTCTTCTACTATATCACAAATTACATGACCACCATAAACTTCTTGACCAACAGAGTAATGCATAGAATCATTTTTATAGTCTTTACCTATAGTAATTTTTCTAATAATATTATTTTTCATCTTTACTTCTATTTATAGTACCATCTACTACATTAACATCAAAAGTACCATATTCTTTAGAAAGTTTATCTTGAACGTCTATAATCTTTTTTTGCGTTAATCCTAACTCGTGTAAAAGATTATGTTTTTGCCCTTCTAACTGACCAATATTATATTGTAAGTTATTTACAATATTAACTACACCTTGTAATTCTTTTAAATGTTCGTCAGATATTTTATCTACGTTTGGTTTTAAGTTAACCAACTTTTCTTTTTTTCCCATAATTTAATTTAATTTAATTTATTATTATTGTATATTTAACAACGGATTATAAGCGTTTGCTTCTAGAGTTAAAGTTCCCTCAAGTTGTGCATCATTATAAACAGCCCAACCATTAGTATCTTTGCTAAAATCACTATTATAAGTAAACTTTAAAGTATTGTCGGATGCATAGATTTTAAGAATAATATTTCTTAGAAAAAAAGCCGCACCAGCCTCTGGGGTATCACCAGTTGTTTGAAATCTTATTATAAGAGCGTTATCATAACTAGAGTTTACTATATTAGATGAAGTCATTAACGGTGTAGTAGTAACCGTTGTTACGGCCACGTTGCTACCTGTATTAGTACCGAAGCCACCATAAATTTGATATATAGTAACAGGATCTGATCCCCAGCCCGTGTTGCTAGTATGGTCGTCTTTATTACTTAAATAAACATCATATTGCACAGTGTAATAATCGCCAGCAGCTTCCGTGTACTCTCCTTGACCCAGAACAGAAGTAGAGTTTGATATACCAGAAAAAAGTGCTGTACCAGTACCAGTTTGAGTTGCACTGTAAGAGCACTTTAACCAACCTCTATCTTCTATTATACTACTATTGTGTATACCACTTCCTAATCCTAACATTATTTTCCGAAATAACAGATTGCACCTCCATCAGCATCATCATCGTTTAAAGACATAGATGTCCATCTACCGTAAATAGTTAATCCTTTTGGAAAAATATCTCCAGTACCTAATTGTTGACCACCACCACCAACTGGTAGAGCTTTAGACGAGAAGTGTAAAACTTCATTATCTGTAATAGCAACACTGTTACTTATCATTATCTCAGAAGTATTATCTCCGTCAGGATTAAGTGCTATAACTGTACCGTGTAAAACACCCGTACTATCATAAACGTGATCACCTACTTGGCATCCCGCTGTAGCGTTTGATATTGGGTTACCTGCACCGTCATCAAACTTAATTTTATTTGTAGTGCTACTTCCTTGCGCTACAATTCTTGTAAATTCTCCTGTGTGAGATGCCGCTTCGGTATTAACATATCTTTGTGAGTCTTCAGCGACTAAAGAGTCTAGCTTAGTATCTGCTAAAAATTGAATAGCTACTATAACATGGTTTTCTGGAGCTGTAACTGTTTGAGCAGCTAACTGCGTAATAGTAGATCCAAATTGACCAAAGCCATAAGCAACTTCTGTTGAATTTTGTCCCATAATTATTTATTGTTATTTTGTTGTTGTTCATTTTTCTTTGACGATCCGCCGAAAAAGAAATCGACAACCGTATTAACTTTAGCACTCATAGCGCCAAATATAGTTGAGATGAAGCTAATTTCAAACTCACCCATTTCTATATCACCTACCACGAAGTATCTAAACATCATAAAGCTTAATCCAAAGTACGCTGCTGTAAATAAAGTCGCAAGGACTTTCTGAATAAAAGCATCGTCTTTGTACATATCTCTAGCGCTCTTTCTGTCTTCAACCTCTTTGGCGAAAGCTTCTGTTTCGGCTTCGAGTAGTAATCTTCTAAGAGCGAGTTTAGCCTCATCGCGCTCTTTGTCTGTTGTAACAACCTTGTCAAGTATTCCTTCTGCATTGTCTACTATTTTGCCGAATAAGCCATTAACAAATTTTCCTATCATCGTTTATTATCTTTTATCATATCATCGATAGACTTATTCATGACCTTATCGGTGTATGATTGGTTAGTAAAAAACACACTCTTTTCTGAAGTAGGTATATCTTCTTCCCCTAAAAGTATACGATATATTCTACTTATTAAGTGTGAACACTTAAAGGAGGTTTTGAATACTGAGTATTTGATGGTTGTTCTATTTCTATGTCTCCATGTTTCGATCCAACCATTCCTCCTTAATTTTTCCCAACGGTTCTTATCCCAACTCATTGTGTAAGTACCGTCTATAAATTCTTGACGCGTGAATCTTCCTTTACAGTCTAAATAAATTAGTAACTCAAGATCTGCGTCTGTTAACCCGTAAGTCTTACAGGCCCATTTACGAACGAGCCTGTAATACTTAAGGATTTGTAAATCACGTAAATCGTGACTAGTTAATCTCATTCAAATTACGATAGTGTAATTGAAATAATAGCATCGTTACCAGATCCACCAGTTTTTGTAATACCAGTAGCTGTATGTATGTCAGCTATTGTAGGTATTAAATCAAAAGGCTTTCTCTGGTTAGAAGTAGGTCCAGTGATTTCTTGCATTACCTCAGCGATGTAATCAGCAAGCTTATTAGCGTTTGCTACTTTTTCGTCAGCGTCAGCTCCATCCATAACGATAGTTACTGCACCCTCTACTACTGTCGCAGAATCACCTGCAGTTCCGTGATTAGTGAACTTAATAGTAACCGCATCAGCATCTAGAGCTGCACCGTCTAACTCATAAATGTGTTCTGCGTTAATGTAAAAGTTTTTTCTGTTAGGCGACGTGAACGCGCTACCAGCCATTACAGGAATTTTAATTAGTTTCATGTTTTATTTTTTTTAAAGATTAATAATTAATTGATTTTGATTTTATGTTTCTTGTTTATGGTTTATAGTTTGTGTATAATCTACAATAATAGATATTACACGTTTTTAGCGAATAGTAATTATTCTACTATAACTATATCCCTAGATCGTATTACCCTGTATAAATTATCGTTATAACTAATATCATGGCCAGCAACCACATCATAATAAATAATGTCGCCGTTTTTAACCACATCAACCAGTTCTCCGATAGATATGATTTTAGCTTTTTTATATCTATTTGTCTCATCTGTTTCTTCTGTTAGTATTAAACCACCTACTTTTTTAGGCCCTTCTTTTATTACATCTATTATTACGTAATCGTTAACTGCTTGCATTTTCTACTCTTATATTTGATATTACACAATCTGCTGACATAATAGTTAAAGCTACACTTACAGCATTTTTAAGCGCAGACTTGGTTACAAGTACTGGATCAATAATACCAGAATCAACCATATTAACCTCTTTGCTAGTTACTACGTTTACGCCTAAACCTTTTTTAGGTCTTTTACTAGTTTGTTCTAAACCAGCATTATCTAGTATAGTTTTAAATGGAGACGATAAAGCTCTTAGTAATACTTGACCAGCTCTTTCTGCTTTTATTTCTTGACTAGCATTTAATAAAGCTACACCACCACCTGGCACTATACCTTCTTTAAGCGCTGCTTTTGTAGCATATATAGCGTCTTCAACTCTATCTTTCTTTTCTTTTAATTCAACTTTAGAGTTAGCGCCTACACGTATTATACCTACACTACCTGATAGCATAGCTAATCTTTCTTCTAACTTCTTTTTTATATAACCACTTTGTTCGCTAGCAAACTGTTTATTTAAATCATCTATTCTATTTTCTATACCATCAGTCATTCCTTCAAGCGTTAAAACAGTATACCTATCATCTGTTACAGCAAACTCAGCTTCACCTAAATGCTCTGGTTTCATAAGATCTAAATCATCACCAAGCTCTTCATTCATTACTGTAGCTCCAGTTAATATAGCTAAATCTTCAGTAGCATCTTTTTTAGTAGGACCAAAGCCAGGTAAATCAATAATATTAACTTTAATATTACCTTTTACTTTATTCATAAGTAAAGCTGCTTTAACTTGTTGTGCTACTGGAGCAACTATAAGTAAAGCCCTATTGTTTTTAATAACGTACTCTAGTATAGTTTGTATCTTACGCATGTTTGGTATTTCAGACGAACATATAAATACTAACGGATTATCAAGTTCACATGTTTGTTTATCTGTATTAGTAACAAAATGCGGAGATGTTATACCACACTCTACTTGTACGCCGTCAACAATATCAACGTAAGTATCTTCTGATTCACTTTCTTCCATAAGTACTACGCCGTTTTTACCAACTTTATCATAAGCTTCAGCTATAATACCGCCTAGCTCTTGATCGTTATTGCAAGATATAGCACTAACAGATTTAAGCATATCACCTTTAACATCAATAGCTATATCATTTAAATAGCTTATGACACTATCTAGTGTTTTATTTACTCCGTCTTTAATTTCTCTGATTGTTAGATCTTCTGCGATTGCAGCGTCTACTTGTTTGATTATTGCTTCTGCTAATACTGTAGCGGTAGTTGTACCGTCTCCAGCATCTTTAACTGTGTTTCTAGCAGCTTCTTTTATGAGTGTTGCACCCATATTCTCAACCGGGTCACGTAAGACTACGCTTTCTGCTACGGTTACACCATCTTTTGTAATGACCGGTTTGCCTCTCCCATCTTCGTATATAACACATTTTCCTGATGCGCCTAACGTAGATTTAACGGCTTGGGCTAATTTGTTCACGCCGGTGATTACCTTGCTTTTAGCCTCATCACCAAAAGCAAGATTCTTCACCAACTCACTAGGTAAGTTGTATTCCATAATATTTAATTTAATTTAATTTAACTGTGTAGATTTAAAGTTCTACTCTTTTAATGCATCACCTGAAGCGGTAGCTATATCCGTACCCATACCTTCAAGTATTTCTTTCATTTCTTTGTCAGACTTAGGTGTTGGCATGTTTTTAAGCTTTTCTTCTAATCTTAGTCTTCTTTTACTACCTTCTTCAAGTTTATTAATTCTAATTTCTAATCTATTTCTTTCTGCTTTTAATTTTTGATTAGCTTTATACGCTTTAGCTCCAGGTCTTTTCTTTCCAGCAGAATAACCTTTTACTTTTATTACCTTGCCAGTTTCTTCATCGAAATCTTGCTTAAGCTTAACTGTACCTTCATCATCCTTATCAACGTCTTTATTCATTGTCACTACTTCTTCGCCAGCTTCATTAGTACCTATGTTTTGCTTGTTTTTATCTTTATCTCCAGTTTCTCTATCTTTTACAAGATCTTTTGTTTTTACTTCATCGCTAAATGGGATATTAAATTGATTATCTACTACTCTAGCGCTTCTTGCTTCAACCTCGTATCTTTTAGAAGAACCTAATAATTCATTAATTTTATTTTGTCGTACCTTCCAAGCGTTATCTTCTCTCTTGTTCCAATCTTTTCCAGCTTCTTTTTGCATTTTAGCTTCATAGTCTCTTTGATTTTTAACAATCATATCTAAGTTACTGTCTACATCAGTACCACCACTATCAGCAGCTGCCTCAGCCCAAGATCTACCATCACCACCGTAAGCAGGTCCGTTACTATTAAATAAACTGTTACCCATACGAGTTCCTACGCCTGGATTAAAACCAGGCATGCGAAACTTACCGGGCATCTTTTTTAATGCCATAATATTTATTTTTTATATATTAACTAACTCTTCTTCTTCTACCAAAGATACTACCTTGCTTTCTAGTCTTGATTATTTTCTTTCCACCTTTTTCTTTAATTTTAACAACCATTCCATCTTTTCTAATAGTAGTTTTCTTTTTCTTTTGTCTACCTGCCCACCAGTCATTGTCAAAAGCTTTTCCTTTACCTGTCAGCTTTCTTCCGTATTTTTCTTTTACTTTAACAGAAGAGCCATCATCGTATATTTTTTCAGCTTTAACTTTCTTTCCTTCAAGACCTGCAGTACTTTTACCTTTTATCTTAACATTCATTACAGAACCATCTGGTCTTTTTTGTTCAATTGACTTTTTGGTACCAACAACTTTACCTCTCTTTTTAGTTGTTGTCACTGTTTCTTTACCATCTTTAACAGTTCTAGTTGTAGTAGTTCCTCTATTAGATTTTGTAGGCTTGTACTTAATCATATCCTGTACAGTTTGGCTTATTGTATTACCGCCACCAGAACCTGAACCAGAGCCAGAACCAGAGCCAGAACCTCCGCCTGATTTACCACCTGATTTACCACCTGACTTTCCGCCTGATGTATCTGCTGGTGGAGTGTATACTTCTTCGTCTTTACCAGATCCAGTTATCATATTAATACCTTTTGTTATCATACCTGGCACAGTAAGCCATGATGCTAAGTTACCAACTGTTCTAAGAGCAGGGTTTGTAATTCCCAATGCTTTTACTGGGTTAGTTAGAAAACCAGTGGTTTTACTTACAATTCTACTAGCAGATGCAGCAGGACCCTTAGGAAGTTTCATTAATAAATTACCAGCAGCTTTAGGTATGTTTCTAGTAGCATACCTCATTAATCCCCCACTAATTGCTCTTCCAATATACGGTAAAGCCGCTCTACCTGCTATACCTAATAAAGCTGGTAAAAATTTATTTGGTGAACCATTTTGTCCTGATTGATTCAGATTATAAGGACCACCCATCATATGTAAAGGGTGATTCATATTTTTAGGGTGCTTGCCATATCCCATATCATAAGCGCTGTTCATTTTATTAGGATGTGTTCCTAACAAGCTATTTTCGTGCATTATGTTCTTTGGACTCATATCATATGCGCTCTTATCGTATGCGCTATTCATATTACTCGGAGCGTTGTGATGTTTCATTTTTTTAGGACCAGTTCCGTGACCAAAGTCCATACCACTCATTTTAAATGCCATGTTATTTATTTTTTTTGTTATTATTGTTTTTCAGCTTCTATAGCTTCTTTTTCCCAAGGGTGCTCAGGTGATCCTTCTGGCCATCTGCCGTTTGGACCATCTATAACCTTAACACCGTTTACTGTTTTTCTAAAATATATTTTATTATCCCACATTAACCAGTTATCTCCGTAAGCAGCTCTACCTTCCTCCATATCTCGCATGTGTTTCATTTCATGTTTGACGATGCGATTCATTAACGGTTTGTTAGACGTATTAACCTTATCAGAATTAATAGCTATAGTCCCATCATTTCTGGCTTCAGCTAGTTCTCCTCCGTGTAGCGGAGTCATAACCACCTTTACTCCACCTTTGTGAGTAGGTCTGTTGCTTGTACTTCCTAGTTTAAACGCCATAGCTACTTACCTTTAACAGCAAATCTTTTGAAAAATTCACCTTTTTCAGTTTTCTTTTTATTATCTTTTGCTTCGTTTTCTTCAGGACCTTTTAAGTTTTTATACTCACTAGCTTTAACCCACTCTTTGCCATTCCATACTTTAGTTCTTCTGTGAGACTTAGGGCCATCTGTGTAGCTATCCCATTTAGCAAACTCAGCTTTAGACATTGTTCTTCTTGCGTATGCAGTATAGTTTTCACCTACTTTTGGAGTGTCATCTTTTTTGTACGGTGACCCTTTTATCTTTAAAGGACTAACGTTTCTATTATCGTATGCCATAGTTATTTAAAAGTTTTTACGACCTTAGGGCCTTTTATATATTCTAGTTTCTTATTGAAGTGGTCTACACTTCCATCAATAGCGGCTTCCGCGCCTTCCATTGTTTCTCTTCTTGTTATATCTACCCAAGATTCTTTATCTTCTGGTTTATTAACCTCTGTTTGGTAATATCCGTTAGGTAGTTGTGTAATTCTCCAGTTCTTTTTTTCAGCTAAGTGTCTCCACTCATCTAATTGTTTCTCTGAAATTTTAGGTTCTGTAGTATATGTACTACTTTTATAGTATATGTATGTCATTGTTTTTGGTTTTAATTAATTAGGTATAAGGATTTTCCTTATTATGCTTGTACAAATATAAAGTATTCACACTTCTTTGTGCTACCAGCACCGTGATCTAAGTGTAGATCTTGTCCTCCAGCCCATGGAAAAAATGCAGCTTCACCAGCTTTTAGCATCATAAATCTGTCAGCAGCCGAACCAGCGCCATTTGAATTAGTAACAAACATGTTAGTATCAGATATGTTATTTAAATAAATATATGATTCAGCAGTTGTTGATGAGTCAAATATTTTAGGAGTTCCTGATGCTGCTACTTCCTCAACTTCAGCTATTACTCTACCGTTAACAGTTAAGTCATCTGTGTTGTCTAAACTTAATGCAAATGTTAATGGTCCTGGTGTTGAAGCGGTAGCTTGATTAGATGTTACTTTTATCTGCGTTTTTATTTCAGCCATTTTATATATTCTTTATATTGTTCTACAAATAAGATAATCACACGGTACTATAGATATTTACTATTGTACCGGTACTTCCTCCCCCGTACTGTAAATATAGATCAAATATGCCACCCCTCCCCTCCTCCACCCCCACCCCCTTTTA